ATACAGAGTAAAAATAGTACCTACTCCCAGCACAAAAAAAGCCAGGCATTGAAGGTAATTCCCCAAGCTGACCATAAAAACAAAGTCGTTTTCCACTATACTCATATCCATGTAATAGAGTTCTGACTTGTTTTTGTACCCGGTAAGCTAAATAGTCTTGCTTGGCAGGTACATGGCAATCAATTTGCATCACTTCCTCAGTTACCATCTCAGAAAGTCTTGTCATACGTGATGGTCTAAAATAAATACACAACCGTTTCTCATTAGTTGTCAAATCATCCCACTGTCCACGTTTGATGATGTGTCTAGCTTTTTCCAGTGATGTTTGTCCGGTAAGTTCTAATGCATTAAGGATTGTTGCATCGCCACTCAATTGTTTCCAGACTTGGTTAAGATCGTTTTCCGGATCAAAACAAGGGCACCACCCCCCTTAATCTGACGTAGCAATAATAAACTTTCCCCAAGGGAAAGTTGTCAAAGCCCCTCGCCAGATTTCTTCAATACGACCAACAGTCATCCATCTGGTGGCCGTTTCCACCATCCCATGAGTAGGTTCCCAAGGGGCATATTTACCGCCCAGCTCTTCTTCCAAATTACGCCCTGGATTTTTATCAGTAGAAACAACGGCGTCCCCAAAGATGTTTACATACATCCCAGCTTTTCTACTTCTGATAGCAAGGTCATTTGTACGATAAGTGTTCCATAAACCACTATGTGTAATATAATTTGGGAGTGCAGGGTTGTTTGGGTCCATTTTAGACCCACGACCCCATTCAGCCATTGCCGCATAAGCACCACCAATAATCTCCGTAGCAATATAACCGGCTAGTATTTGTACATCACCTTCTGAAAGTATTTGTGATGATTCGTTTGACGCTGGGCTTTGTGCATAATGCGACGTTATTTCTTGCATATATTCACTTTGCAATAAAAGAAGGGTCTTAGTTAAGTGCTGCTGCAAAGCTATTAAGCACGCATCGGTATCTAATCTCACCCCACTCACATCAACCCATTTCAAGCTCTAATATCAATACTAAGTTGTGCTCTTACAACCCCCAATAGGGCTATATCATCCACAGACTCTACTTGATAATCAATTCCATTATAAATAAGTCTATCCATAGCCTGTACTCCAATGTTTTTGGGTAACTGGAATACATACTTAGCATTATCAACTAATCCAGGGTCGGTTCGGCGTAATTCAGCAGTGACAATCTGCCCATAGGCAGATATGTTAGAATGCAAGGCTGTCCACGTTTCTGTGATATTGCCGGAGGTATCTGCTGCTTCTTCTTTTCTAGAATGCGTTAAGGTGGCATTCGTCTTGGCAGCAGAAACATATAATTCTCCGGTAGTTTTGTCAGTGATAGTGGACATGGTAAGATATTTGTCGTTTCCAATCTGGAATATTTCTCCACTAACGAGATTGGAATTGGCAAGTATTAATCCCTCCCAAAAAGCCTCTCTCATTCCTAAGTCCGTTGTACTGTTACTGACCTTTTTTAGAGATATATAAGAGGGTGACGTTGGGTCTCTTATAATAGTACACGATTGGCCGTTAGCTTGAAGATATTTTGCGGCATAAGACATTGGCAACACTCCTACTGTGATAGACTAAAATGCGGAACAGTTGCCAGAACAACTAGTTTGCTTATATAACTATCCCGCCCAATTTCAAGCTCCTGCCGCTTTTTATCCCAATCAACGGTTATTTCTCTGGTAAAGTGAGGGCCTTGTTCATTTGTGGGTAATCTTGCCGCCATTGAAATACAGAGCAATACAGCACACTCGCAGATCGTGGCCGCCTCCAGCCACGTCCGCTTATTTCCAGTAAGACTTGCATAGTCTGGTACCTGGTCAATAATGTTTGCTTCAGCTACAGAAATGATGTCAGGTTGAGCAATATCTGTATCTGTTAGATATGCGTCATCCGTACCCAACCTATTTCTTATTCTAGACTGCCAACCCGTTTCAGTTAGTATGAGGTTAGCCATAAGGCCACCTCCTAAGCGTTGATGTCTAGAGTCTTGGCAGCTTCAACAAACATCTTAGAATACCCGGTATTCTCAGAGATGGTGAGAATTTGAGTCTGGCGAGTTATGAACTTGTCAGCTTCAGTAATATCCGACCCGGCTTCAGTAATCTGCTCAATAGCGTATTGATTGTTGATGCCATGCACCTTCAAACTACCAACATTACTATTCCAGAACAGTCGGAACTGCCCACTGGGAAGCTGCGGAGCAGTTAATGATACACCAGTAGAAACTCCAGTTGCTAGTAAACGAAGCAGATCTGCGGTATTAAGATTGGGGATATTAGCTAATACAATCTGCAAAAAGGCGTCCTTAGCAGCAATTAAGGTATTACAAGGGAATGGATCAAATTCCATTAAGAATGCCAGGAAACCCTTAGCAGACAACGTCCCTGCACTAGCCCCACTATCCAGATCGGTGAGCTTTAGAACAGGAGCCGGGTTGCTGTTGCCATCCCCATCCTTAATTACAGTAATAATTTCCTCTACCTTGTCCTTAGCTGCCTGAATAGCAATCCGACGAACATGTAGGGCTAGCATATCAATCTGCATCCGACGAACCACTTCATACGAAGCCTCAATAGCCCTGCCAAATTTGTAAATCTTAACAGTCTGCTCTTTGCTTACAATTTTAGCCCTGGGCAATTCAGAGGCTTCAGTTACGCGCTTCTTCCGAGACGCTTCAGGCTGATCTTCTACGTAGAAGGTACGATAAGAGTCCCCTTGAATAATAGTATTCTGCCCGACTAGATAAGGCAGAACAGTATCTTGTACAATAGCTTCACGCACCTGTCGGGCAATATATTCAGGGAATAGTACAGGACTTTCCCCGGTACGATAAAACGCATCTACAGGATCAGCATAAATACCCTTATCATACAAAGACTTGGTTATAATTCCAAGTCCCTTCAATTGACGTTCAAAAGTGTCTAGTTTTTCCCCTTCTGGAGTAGGATCTAACTTTTCTAGATACTGAGAAAAAGTAAGCTTCTCAGCAGCAGCCGCAAGATACATATCACGATCAAGTTTCATAATAACCATTCTCCTTTTTAGTTAATTAATTAGCAAATCAAAACCATTACGTTATTGACATTGGCCGTATTATCTACACTAATCGCCCTAGCAGGGCCGACTGCCCCTGTAGACGCCTGGACAGCCCCAGAACCATCCACCACTAAGAAGTCTCCAGCCGTAGGCAAAGAACCAGAAACGCCGGGCATTGTAGAAAACCCACCAGTCTGAACAGTCATGTAATGGTCGTTTTCATACGTATCAATTCGCCCTAAAAGAGTGTCCCCAGCAGAGCCATAACCAGCAATTTTATTGCCAACAATAGTTACAGCTTTGCCTTCTACCGCAGCAACACCACTTGCTAACATTACAGAACTCACACTACCGTCAGCTTGGAAAGTAGCGTATACAGCAGCAATGCCTTCGTAATCAAGTCCACCACGTGCCATTTCTAATCACCCCTTTTTTATTAAGCCCGAAAGGCTTCATCCGGTAATTTATTTTCAACTTTATTCTTTTTAGAATCAGGATCACTCTGACGCCCAATAGGAATTGACGATTCAGCCTGTTTCTTAAACCCATTCTGAAAACCTTTAATTGCTTCAATAGTACGACCCTGTTCACTCAAAAGTTGCTTCCAGGCATCTACCGGAAAATCATTACCTTGCGAGCGAACACCCCATTCAATAGCGTCTTGAATTATTTCTTCCCGATAAGCAATCCCCTCCTTAGCTAATTTCAAAATGGTGTCAGCATCATAATTTTTCCCCAGTACCTCAACTGCTTTTTCCTTTGGCATAAATTCGACAGTAGAATCCAATTCAGCCACAGGGGCATTAGCTAATGCTTCTGCAACGGCTTTGTCCACAGTTTCCTTTACTAAAGCATCTACCTGTTCCTGGGTATACATCTTATCAGTATCCATATCACTGTTCTCCTTTCCGTAGCCGGTTGCAAACAACTTCTTCTCATATTCGTTTGCATACTCGGCAAATGTTGATACTTTACCTCTAGTATTGGAATATGCTCTGTGTATCTTTGGCATCCCCCCTTCAAATTTTGTAAATGACGTTATTAATTGCATATCCTTTGCATTATCAAATCTTCCTGCAGCAGAGAGTATTTCAGCAGAAGGATATGCTCCATCAAACACCCCTGACAACTCCATAAGGTATCCAGGAGGCTTAGCCACGATATAACATAATTGACCGTCATATTCACTACCTGGGTAGTGTTCACATTCGCTAAGTCGCCAAATATTATTACCACAAATGGAACACTCGTCTAAACTATTCCCAAAGCCAATCGACACATCAAATAACGTTCCGTCTTCAATATCAGCAATTATGGTGTCTGTAGATATGCCATCCTTTTCTTTACCTCGGACAATATAAACGTCACCATATAAAGCCCATTCCTCATTTTCTATATTGCCTTTTTGTATTCGCGCATCAAAGGATCGCCCATACGCATAAGCAGCCTTAGGCCTAGCAGATCCAGACCAAGAATGGTCAAGCAGAAAAGATACTCCAGTCAAAGCATCATTTTTGAATACATTCAACAAAGATTTATGCAAACTTAGCGGCCAAGGATGGTAAATCATAGTATCCCCAACCATCTTGCTTGAGAAAACAAAAACCTCTTCTTTGGAAAGAGGCTTTTTGGCTAAGGTATTAATTTTTGTGAGTTGTGACGATGTTGGTTCCCCAAATTTCTTTGATAGTGAGGAATGTTCATCTTCAATACTTTCAATACTCAATAAAGTTTCATTTACTTCTTCAAGCATTTGCCATCACCACCTTTACAATAAATTTTTATGGGTAAG